AAACAACAAAAAAACGCCCAGCTTTCATCAGCTTAGCAACTTCTTCAATACCAGATAAAACCGATTTATTGGCGTTAAATGTTCTTAATCTCTCTCTTTGAAATCTAGCAACGTGCTCAGGCCTTGCGCTATCTGCCCAGAAAGTAATATCGCCGTATCGTTCCTTGATATTCTTAGCAACATCAACCCAAAAGTCTATCTCTTTGTACTGATACGCATGTTCTTCCAGTAGATAAACTTCACCGTCTGGAGTTTCTCCTATAACGACGATAGAGCCATAGTGTTCATAACCCCAGTCAACGCCAGCGTATATCTTAGTGATATTTTCTGGAACGCTATCCACAAACATGTCTTCACTGAAATCACGATAAACAACGCCCTCACCAGTTACCCACATACCTAGAATGTCTCTATCGTAAAACACGCCTTCTGGAGTAGCGTTCTTGATATTATTGCGATATCTTTCAGACATGAACGTGTTATCATCCAGCTTGAAATGAAAGTCTATAATCATATCATCACTAGAGTTTATATAATCCCGTCTGAGCCAGTGTGTTGGAATGTCGGGGTTACTATCCCAAACAATCCGCGCTCCTTCTCCAGAACAACGTGAGATGATTTCTTTGAACACTTGTTCGTTTGCAAGAGATGCCTCGTTTATGTAAGCACCAAATGCAGTGAACCCTCTAGCTCGTTTTAAGCCAGAGATTGAACCAGTGTATACTTGGATTACCTTAACTCCGCAAAGAGTAAATGCTCCGTGTTTATCGTACTTCGGTTCTATGCTGAACATGTTGTGCAGCTCTTGGATGATGTTGTTTTGTATCGATGTAGAAGATGTTCCAGCCAATATATACATTGGTTCTTCAATGTTTAACCTGTCAGCTGTTTCTCTCACTCGTGCAATCTCGTTCATGAAAACTATGTTATTTAGAACAGTTTTACCCGACCGCTTTGCACCATGCAGGCCACAAATAAAGAAATCATCATTCAATACTCGCTTAAGTACTTGCTCTTGTTTAGGGGTGAATTTATTCGTCATCAAAAGCACCTCTTAAAGCTTTAGCGAAATCTATCAGTTTGTCATCTTGTTCGCTATCTCCTTCAATTTGTGATTGGAGTTTCTCGATTTCAAGTTTTAATTTCTTATCTGCTAGCTCTAAATCGTTAAAGGACATATTGTTCATACCTTCTAACGACGCAAGAAAAGCATTGGAATTAGCTTGCCTTACTCCTTCATTCTCTATACTCGCTTTAGCTTTGTTCTTTAGCCACTCATATTCATTGAACGCTTGCTCCCTAGACCAAAGCGCCATATTTGAGAATTGTTTTAATAGTTCTCGATACCTTTGTAAAACCTTAGCATTTTGGAGCAATGCAGAGGCGTTACTATCAACAGCGCTATCTTTCCACTTTTTGGAACTAGGAAAAGCTTTCCTATACGCTTGCCTTTGAGATTGTCCAGCGACTAGTTGTTGGACAAATATTTCTTGTTTTGTTGTTAACTTACTCACTCACTGAACCACCTCCTAATAGATATATAAAAACACCCCTCTCTAGGTTGTTTCGTTCTTGTATTCTAATTCGTATAGTTTCGCTGTTTCTCTAGCCGTACCCCTTGCAAACGACTCTAATAATAAAGTCGCTTTCCATGGTGGTAGCTCTACTCGGCTACATGCGAACCCTCTTAATAATTCGCCCTCGTCATTTAATGTAATTACTCCGGTGTCCTTACCTACCATTTCGAGAAAATCTCTCTTTTCGTTTACCTCGTTAAATAATTCTTCCGGCATTACGAAATAATTTCTATGTCCGTGTAACGGGTAGTGCTTGTTGTAAAATAGTTCTTCTTTGTCCGTTATGATCACGTAACAACTTATTTCACCTTTTCTATCGAACG